GATCTTGTTTACCTTTTCTTTTTCTTCCTGTTCTGCTACACCCAAAGATAATTTATTATCTTTATACGTCTGATAGTTTGGATTTTTCATTGTACTTATATCAGAGTTATTTAATAATGTGTCTGATTGTAATCTTGATCTATCATATGCCTGTTGATATGGATTATTAGCTATTTTACCTTCATTTGATAATGCACCTGATTGTAATCTTGATTTATCATATGCCTGTTGATATGGATTATTAGCTATTTTGCCTTCATTTACTAATGCATCTGATCTCAATTTAGAATTATCTGATATAAACTGTGCAGGAGCATTCTTAATACTATTATCCAGTTTCAACATTTTATCAGTATTATCCATTGGGGCTCTATCAATTTCATATCTATTGGTAGTATCCTTTAATTGGTTACCAGATATTACAGCTGCTTCATCTGATGGCATTCTTCTAATACTAGATTCACCTTTTAATCTATTCAATTCTTCCAATGTTGGTAAGTTTCTAGTGTTTGCCTTTGCAAGTTGACTTTTATATATAGAACTATTCCTATCTTCTTCTTCCAATACTGAAACATTTCTAGTGTTTGCTTTAGCTAATTGGTTTTTATATATGGCTTCATTTATAGCCTGTGGTGATAGTCTTATCCCAGCATCTCTGAGCGCATCAAAATAATTATTCCAACCCATGTTTAAATCCTCCCTTATGCACCCAGATATTGATTTTGATTTTTATTCCATTCATTATTAGCAGCACCAAATATAGTACCAAGATTACTGAACATATTGGTATTGTTATATGAATTAGCACCTGCAGTATTTCCAGCATTATCATATATGGTATTACCCATCTTCTGACCGGCACCTGTTACAGGTTGACTTATTGCAGTTGTTAATAATTGATTAGACCAATCATTTTGAACATCCTGATTATTAGTAAGTTGATTACCATAAATATTTGATATATTTTTATAATAATTTTGATCATTATTAATTAGGCTATTTAAATTATTAGTGTTTAAATTAGTAATATCTTGACCCATAGATTGTGTAGATCCGGCAGTTTTATCACCTAAACCAGTATAAATACCAGATACATTTCTACCTTGATTCATATATAAGTCTGCTTCTTGAGTTCCTAATCTATTATAATTATCCAATGTATTCTGATTTAAATTGTTACCAACTTGTTCGGTGTTTAATCCAGAACCAACTAAACCGCTTAATTCGCCACTCCTAGCCCTTTCTAATTCAGCAAGTTGTAAAGCTCTATTATAATCATCTTGTTCATTCTGAAGTGCTAATGCGGTTGATATCTCTCTATTCTGATTCAATCCTTCACTGGAATTAAACTCACCCCTTGCAAGTAACTGTCTATTCATCTGTTCTTGTGCTTGTCTTTCTCTTTCGGCATATGCTGCATCATTATCATAATTCAATACTGGATTTGATAAATTACCTATTCTATTCTGTATGGCATCTCTATATGGATTAACTGCATTACCAGTATTATCATTTATACCCGTATCAAAATTATTCCTTAATGATGATAAAGCATTTTGTAAAGAACTATCTTGTGTATTTAAAGCATTTCCATATTGATCAGTTAATTGACCTTGAGCATCTTTATAATAACCTTCAAATTGATCTGTTATTTGATTTGCTGGATCAGCATATGCATCATTATATGCTTGATTCCTTTGTGATTCTAAATTTCTTTGGTAATTAAAAATATCACTGGAATTATTTAATCTATAATCTCTTGCAATATTTACAGCATTAACTCCCTGATTCATGTATGCCTTCGCATCATTATATGCTTGCTGTTGAGCTGCTGCATTAGCTGCTGCTGCATTTTCGGCTGCTCTATCTGCCTTTTTACTACCAAATATAGAACCTATTGCACTTATTGCTGTTGGTACCCATGCTAAACTCATATTAATCCTCCTTATTATCCGGAAATAGTATCTTTTAAAACCCAGACCCCAGACTCTTTTCTATAAGTCTTTAAATCTGCACCATCTACATTTACTTTATACGACCCATCTTCTGAAGGATTACCATAATACTTTGTATCTGAATAAAATAAATTAATTAGATTATTCATAAAGATATTTACCTGATTATTCTTCTTAAACTCATCTGGTATATTTAATATCATATTTTTACCTCTTTTAAATAGACGTGAAATACCATATTACCTATTTGGATGTAGTATCCTATTACTTAATTGTAACATATATTTATATATATGGCATCCACGTCATATTTTGTTCCAAGTTATTTTATAATTGTCTGTTAGTTATATCTATTGTTTCATATATTTTATCAATGGAAAACTTAATTGGATATAAACATCTGATCTCATATTGTCTGGAACTATATCTACCCAAGTTTCTTAAATATGAATAGAATCCATCTGAATCCTGTTGTATCTCCATTGATATCCAGTTAGACCAATCGGAACCATTATTACGGAATCTTAATTCAAAATCAGCTCCTGGGTTTATATAATTTACATAATCTCTATCCAGTTTAATTTTTAATAACCTTGATACTTTATAATTTGGCGTTCCATGATCTAACCAAGATGTTACCTTATTAAATACTATTGGATATGAACTCAATCTATTAATTCTAAAAGCATTCTTTTGTGATTCAGCAGTTACTGTTATGAGTATAGTATCAACACCTGCAACATCAAACTCATGTGATTTAATATTTGCCGTTATGAACCCACCTGCTGATGATACGATTCCACCAGCTCTAGTTAATGTACATGTAGAACCGATTGGACCAGTATATGGGTTATATAATTCTAATTTAAAATTATATGCAGATGGTGTACCATAATAATAATATGGAAAATAATTCTCGGCAGGCGGGCTAGTCTTTTCATACCATACTTCAAATAGTTTATTAATAGCACCACCATTAATATTAAACTTAATCTCACCAACATCTGTACCAGTACCGCCACTAACGCATTCAACTTCATATCTTTTATTGAAATTGGAACTAGCATCTGTTGAAGTTCTTTCTGTTACTAAATTATCAGAACCAAAATCATTATAACTTACATCAAATGTAGTCTCTGATTGATCTGCCCTGAATATTGCATTACCTTGATATGTATGATTCTTTCCATTAACCATAGATAAATCAATACCATCCCATGGTTCAATACCAGCTTCCATATCATCTTCATCATAATATTGTACAGTTGGTGTTTCTATTTCAATATTGTCATCTACTTCACCATCTGGATTTAGTTTATATAAAGCAATGGATGAATTACTTACGCCCAAGATATCAGGTTCCGAAATGAAATATCTACCACCAAACTCAGTTCTTACACCATTAGAATAATTGGACCATTTTAACCATCCATTATCATTTATAGCATATACATATGTGGTATCTTCATTTGGAATGGTGAGTATATAAAACTTTAATCCATTAATATTAATTATATCTGCATATGAATCTGTAAAATCCAATGATGATAATTCATTATCTATTAATAGTGATAATGATTTGAAATTAGTGTTAGCAATGGCATATACATGTTTATCAGAACCAAGATAATAAATAATCCCATCTAATTCCTGGATAGTATCTGTATAAGTACATCCAGTATTTAAAACTCCCCCAGATATTCTTGAAAATGGTGTGGCATCATTATACCAAAGTTCTACACTGGAAGTACAGAATCCATATATCATAGAGTTTGAAACTATTATAGATGTTACATTATCGGGTTTACCTTCAAATGAATAATAATCTCCAGACCATGTGATCGGTGAATTTATACCGGCAGTAGCATCTGAAAAGTACCATTTGTTATTTGTTTTATCCAGTGCCAATATATAATTATCTATATATGCAAGTACATCCACTGTAGTTGGAGCATCAGCATCGGTTACATATGCACTAGGAACACCAGTTGAACCGGCCCAGTTTAACATCCTTCCACCATTTGCCATGTTTACATATGTAGAATTACTTGCAAAATAAACTTTATTAGTAACATTTAATGTTATACCACCTGATATATCTGTTATTTCATATTCCTCATCATTAATTTTATCAAATTGATATGCAACTCCATTTATAACACCAATTACTATATCTTTAGCTTCCCAATAATATAATCCATTGATAATTCCAGAGGAGGTATCATAATATTTACATTGCAAAGCTGGTCTATTTGTATTTACCTTTAATATATCTATAATAATATCAAATGCAGATGATACATAAGCACCTTTATTTGCTTTATCATCGGTATTTTCTAGTAAATAACCATTGATAGGTATTTGAACTGTTTTTCTCATGATAACTCCTCTGTTATTTACTCTACATCAGGATATAATTCTTGTATTGCTACTCTTTTAGCTAACCATGATGCCTTTAATGCTTCTAGTTTTGGATCATTGGAAAACTCATAAGAAGATAATACAGTAAGCATTGGGTCGCATTCTTCCATATAAGCATCTGCTCTCTTCTCTGCTGGGGTCCTTACATCCATTTCTTCTATCTCTTCAGCTGTCTTCAATACTATCTCTGAATCAACTATCTTTCTATGATTAGCTGGTGCATTGTTAACTTCATCTGAGATTACCGGGTTAATTAATACTCCTGGAATATTTGTATATTTTGGAGTATCTGCTGAATGAATGATTACTACACTGGAAACTACACCATTTACTTCGGGATATGCTATGTTACTCAATTTACACCTCCAAGGCTTTTTATTAATATTATTTTATACATTATCGTCTCCTCTTTTGACCATTATTAAAATATGTGTCATGAGCATTATATGTTATTGTTTTTCCTTCATAAGCTCTAATAAGATCAGGTTTATATGGGTTAGTTCTTTGAGTTGTTGGTGATGTGAAGTTATTAAAAGTTAAAGGTGTAGTTGATGAATATGGTGGAATTATATTTGTCCATGATGAATTAGATGTTACCTTTCTTCTTTTATATTGTGTTTCTGCACTTAATCCACCAACAGAAAACTCAGGAGTACTACCACCCCATACATTTTGGTCAGCAATTGGAGTTGCTAATGTTAAAAATGGAACTTGACTACCATGACCAGCCCTTAACATTCTATATAATGAATCATGGTTTTTAATTCCATCTTCATTTGATGAGCCAAGTATAACCCATTCTTTCATTGCGCCTGAAAAATTACAAGATTGAACTCCCTGAAATAAATTTAAAAATGTAATATTATCTCTACATAAAACATTATAAGTTGAAGATGTAAGTGTATGATAGAATACTTCTGGGGTATAATTATCCATATACATGGTACATTTAACGTTAGAAGATGCTTGATGTAATTCAAATGCAATTGCGAAATCATGGGATTTACCATCACCAAGAGTAATTTTATTATCTGATTCATAACTTTGTAATGCAGAATCTTGCGTATCTATTGTTGTCATAAAATGACCTTCAGCACCGTGAGTACCAGCAACTGATGATATTGCTAATCTTTGGTATGTGTAACTTTGATAACCATAAGTATTTAATAATATATGACCATAAATACTGGAACCACTATATACACTATCCAATCTAAACTTACAATACATAAATAATGTTTTACTCCTACCTAACCCTAATGCACCATATTGATAATATTGTGCTGCACCTTGTGTATCAGTTAGAGTTATTTTATCAGTAACAGCAGTAGTTGCAGTGTATTCATATTCTGCAATACATGGACTTAAACTAAATAATAATATAAAAATTATTATATATTTCATATTAATTCCTCCCAAGTCTTACTCTCATTGAAGTTAATTTAAAATCACCAGGCATTGTATCTGTAGCTGGGTCTCTTCTCAATCTAAACTGGATATCATCACCATCTGCCCATGATGGAGTAAATGTTATTGTTATTTTAGTTGTTTTATAATTAGTTGAATTAATAGTAGTTGCACTGGAAGAGTTTACAGTTGCTGAATAATTAGTTGTTAATGCAGTTGTGCTATTATATGGACTATGATATAAATCAAACTTTACATTTCCAGATGTAGAATATGTTGAATACCCTATAACCTCAACTATAACTGAACCATTATTCCAATCTGTTGGTACTGCAAATGTTCCTTGTAAATATTCTGGATATGTATCATCAAACCTATGGAAATATATTCTATTATATGTGCCACTATCATAATCTAGTGGAGCCAACTCATAAGTTACACCATCTGGATAATCAAAACTCCCAGCTACCAAGTTTATCATCTTTTCTGGTTTAGAAGCTGTTACCCATGAAGGATTAGAACCTGCACCATTAGTTTTTAGTAATTGACCAGAAGTTCCATATCCTAATACAACCCATGCCGAACCATTGTAATATAAAATATCACCTTGAGTTCCAGATGGTAAACCAGAAGGAGCAGTTACCCATGATGGGGCAGCAGCACCATTAGCTTGAAGTACATAATTTGCAGTTCCTGCTGGTAATCTATCCCAGTCTGTACCATCAAAATATATAATATCTCCTGTTGCAGCACTTGAATCAATACTATTTTTAACACCCCATAAACTTGATAATGTCGTTTTCTTAATATAATAATTATTTGATACATATTTTAAACTATAAAAATCATCTGTTGAAGCTGTTAATGGGTCATTAGATGGGTCTACATATACATCTTGAATATCTGTTAATTCTGCCAATGATTTAACTGCCCATGTTGGGTTAGAACTTACACCATTAGTTTGTAATACATATCCAGAAGTTGCAGGCGCAAGGCCAACTAAATCACCAGCTGAATCTCTATAAGAAATGGTTCCTTGATCTGTTGATATATTTACATCACCAACATCATTAATTTCAGTTATGGTTGTTCCACCACTTGATGAAGCTGTAACTGGATCAGTATCCATGATAGTAACTAAATCTCTATCTTTTATAATAATCCTATAAGTTCCATCTATATAAATTATCCTTCTTCCAGTACCATCTAATGAAACCGGCTGTGATATTACAGTTGAACCATTATCTGAATATACATCTTTCTCAGTTGTTGTACCTGATTCATAAAAATATAATTTACCAAAGGAATTAACCTTTCCATATTGATTATTGATCCCTGTATATGACGGCATGAATAAGGATGCACTGTAACCTATTGTAGTGAATAATATTAATATAATTGTTGCTATTGTCTTTCTAAACATATTAGCATCCTCCAATGAAGTCAAAATCTGAATCTGTATATTTATATGTTTTATTAAAATCATTCTTTAGTGCACCTAATTTAGTAGATATCAACTGGAATGTATTTGTATCAACACCATATAGTATTGCTAGTTCTTGTGCTAATTCATATGATATCAAATGAAACATATCACTAGGGATATTTAAAGTATCATCTTCAGATCCTATATTATCAAATCTAATAGTTCTATCAATTTTCAAAGCACCATAAGTATCTATATCATTGATCAATGGATATAACATTATATACTTTTTATTATTAATGGATTTGATACAATAACTACTAGGTCTTGTACATGTGTTACTTGGATTAAACTTGCCAATATACTCATCAAATGATATTTCATTTATCTTTTGGATATTATTAGAATCCTTATTTATACTATATACATTATTAATTTTAAATGTATCTGATGGGCGTTCAACTAAATCATATGCATTATAATAAGTATCTGAATAGTATGGGCCTGCCAATGTTGAAATAGAACCTACTGCCATCCAAACCGATAGAGTTTTTGCTATTGTATAATTGAATCCAGTTGTAACATTTAATAATGCATAATAATTCTTATCACTTGGTTTTACTACAATAGTTTCACCACTAGCATATGTTAGCCCAATTTTAGCTATTTCATATGATGTTTCTGATTTTTCAAAGTATAATTTGTTTAGATCACCTGAATATGGTCTTGCATTTGGTGCATAACTCCCAATATTTGATACTGGGCTAAAGAAATATGTCCCATCGGTATAATATTCATTCTTATCTAAAGTCCAGTCAGAAGCCAATGTGCGAGTTCCTGGAGCTATTGTAGTTACTTCATATATTATCCCATTATCAGCTGTAGATGAATAACATAAATCACCATCACTATAAATTGTATCATCTGGGTATGTAAGTATTCCCTTATGGGATTTAATACAGTTATAAACATATCCATCTTGACCAATTACAGATGATCTAGTTTTAATTTTAGTTATACATTCATTACGATTTGAAATTAATGGGTAATTATTCTGATAACTATTTAATATTAGATTTAATTTATCAATGGCATCAGATGTCTCTTCACCAGACAATCCCACTCCAGTTGCATATAATCCAGCTGATTTAAACGCATCTTTGATAACCATACCTGCTGTTATGTTGTCCAATGAAAAAACATTCATATCTAACCTCCAATTAAATTAGAAATAGATGATAAACCTTTATGAACCAAGATCAATCCATCTTCTATTTTTTTTAGTTCTTGTTCGTCATCCAATAATGGAATATCTCTACCAATTTTACTTTCTATCTCATCACGTATTTTGATTGATAATGCTTTTCTTTCAGGTTCTGTATCTATCTTGGTATCTATTTTTGTTATAACGTGACCGGTAAGTGAAACCATAATTGAATATATTATTGATTTATAACTCATATAATCCCCTTTACCTTTGCTATGATGCCTAATATGCTTGCAGCACCAAAACATATCCAATATATTCGATGAACTGATAATATTACTTTATTCCTCTCTGCTATTATACTAACCCGATGTATTTCGCATTCAGGTTTTGTTATTACTGTTTTCAATTTTTCATCTGTTCTTGATATAAAATCTAATACCTTTTCTTGGAATTCTTGATTTTCCATTTATGATCACTCCTTTATAATTAAAAGGTCTCCTATTTTCATCTTGAAATATTCTTCAACTGGAATTATATATATTTGATTATACCAAGATAATTTAATAAGAGAACCTTTAATCCATACAATATTTATCAATTTAATTCTTCTATTTAACTTAACAACCGAATACACTTGATATCCAGCTGATAAGTTTCTTAAAATTATCGATTCAGGTCTATTACTGTATCCAAACGGGAGTATTAACCATAGAAATATAATAATTATAAATATATGTTTCATTATTTTCTTCTTATCTTCTTATATCTACCTCTTCTTCTAATAAACTCGCAATCTTTACTTGCTGCATCATTACCTTCAATATATTCTGGTAATGTTGCTGGAGGTTTAGCATCAGTATATGTCACTGCTTCTATAGTTCCTTTAACATTATCAAATCCTAATTTCAACCATTTTCTATAACTATCAGATTCATTACCATGCCTATTTACAAGTGTACATCCACCATCTGACTTCATAATTGTTTTTAGTTCATTAATATGTGTAACACCCCAGCAAGAATAAATCCAATCAAATATGATAGTTCCACCAGATGTATAAGAATAATGATCATCACCACCAAAGTTATAAGCAGTATGAATGTCAGGATAATATATGGCATCAATTTCTGAATTAACAGTTGTGTTTACAGTAACAACATCATCATCATTTACCCATATTTTACTTGTGAATACGCTTGTAGCATCTACATATGAAAATTGAAATATAATTTCTGTATCTGTATCATTAACAATTGTTATCCCAGTTGATTGCGTATATGTATTCCAAGTTAAAATTGGTTTAATCCTAAAATATATTTTCAATTCACCATCTGCATTATTAACATATGGTACATAATGAAACCTATTTAATTGATAAATATTGAATAACTGGGTTTTTGTTTTTGCAGATGAATATGCCGATAAATTAAATTTAAACATTACGGTCTTAGTTAATTTATCAGCAGCAGATATATCTAATATATCCTCATCCATTGCTCTATATGCATATTCACTGACTGCTTGAGTACATAATACACCACCATGAGATGTAGATGATATAAATAATATTAAAATAAATATAATGATTTTCATTATTCAATCCTCCACTTATTCAGACCTTGTATATTTCAATCTAAACATGACCAAGTTCCAATCTCCTGAAAGGTCATCACCAGCATTACCAACATCTCTAGTTATTCTAGCAAATATTGTATCACCAGCTGAATAACCATATACTGAAATTGCTTTTGTGATTATATGTTTATATTTAGCAGTTGCTGGAACATCAGAAGATACCGCTGAATATGCAGTTCCTGTTGCATCAATCGATGTTGTACTACCCCATTTTCTATAATAAATACCAATACCAATAGCACCTGTTGTTTGTGTTTCAGAAAATCCTTCAAATTCAAAGATTAAATCATTGGCAGAATTAAACCCAGGTTTAAAAGTATGACTTATTATTAATGAATTATTTGTACTATCATCAAATGCTTGGAAGTATGTTCTGGTATAAGGACTATCATAATAATCTAGAGCAGCTATTTCATGAGTTGCACCGTTTGGATAATCAAAACTCCCAGCTGGAAACTCAACTACTTCAGTTTGTGAAACACTACCGCCACCAGCCGCCGCCCATGATGCAGTTGTACCATTTGATGTTAATACATAAGTACTTGCACCTATTGCTAATCTACCAGCAGCGCCACTTGAACCACCAAGTATAATATCACCAGCAGTTGTCATTGGATTATCAAATCCGCCACTTGCAGCAGCCCATGATGCAGTTGTACCATCTGATGTTAATACTTGAGTTGCTGCACCTATTGCTAATCTACCAGCAGCACCACTTGTACCACCAAGTATAACATCACCAGCAGTTGTCATAGGATTTTCAAATCCACCACTTGCAGCAGCCCATTCTGGGGCAGTTGCACCTGCATTCATTGTTAATACTTGAGTTGCTGTACCTTTTGCTAATCTAGTTTGGGCACCACTTGTACCACCATAAATTACATCACCTTGAGTTGTCATTGGATTATCAACTTTACCATTGAATGTATTCCAATTAGTAGAAGTTAAATATCCATCAGTAGAAGTTGAAGCAGCACCTAATTTAGTTTTAATTGTTGTTACTGTCTCATCGCCAGTATTTGTATTAGATGTATTATCAACTACTGCCATTTCAGCAGCTGTTAAATGACCATAATATCCAGCTTCACCACCATCAATAGAACCTAAGTCATTATGTAGAGCAGTGGATGAACCATCGGCTTTCCATTCTGGCAATAACCCACCTGAGTTCATTGTTAATACTTGATCTGCAGTACCTTTATTCAATACTTCCCATGTAGTACCATATATCAATATATCTCCTGAAGTCCCAGAAGGTAAACTACCACTACTACCAGAAATTGTTACCATTAAATTACCAGTTGCATCGCACATTAATGGTACAAACATATCACTTGCAGAAACATAACCAGCCATTGCCCCTACTGGAGCTGAAAGGTTAATAAATGGTGGAGCTGTTGCTATCGATACACTTGAAGATGCTACAATAAGACCTTCTGCGGTCATATTAATAACTCTCCATATATTATTAGTAGCATCAAAAGCTAATGCCTCTCCATTGATACCTGCATATACTGGAAGTGATAACATAAGCATAAATATAAATATAATTAATTTTTTATACATCATTACTCCTAAAAATGGATGAACCCAAGTTAATGGATCCACCCATATAATTGCCTATTTATAAGTTATGCGTTCTGAGACTGGGAATATACAACTGTAATAGTGAAAATAGCAGCATCTAGTGCATTATCAACACCCATTGTTATATAACCACCAGAAGCACCCATATCCAAACCAATTGCAGCGTCAGTACCAGCAACACCAAAAGATTTTACACCTGCCGTTGCAAGGTTAACAGCATCGTCAAGACCATTAGGATCATCAGTAATATCATCACCAACAATACCAAAGTCACCAGTTGCTGTTGCACCTTCACCAGTATCAATAACGCACTGAAAACTATGTATAATTGCATAAGGTGGAAGTTTAATAAGTTTCTGGGTATCAGCAGTTGCCATTGGATTAGATACTGCACTAAATTGAGCTGTTACACTCTGTAAAATTCCTGCTAAACCTGCTCTTGCTATATCGTTACTAATATTTACTGTAGCCATTTTTTAATCCTCCTATTGGATTGTTATAATTTTAAAGAAATGGGTGATATATTTCAACCACCCAAAAAACAGTTACTATGAATTAGATATTGCTGTACGTGCTACAACAAGATCAATCAATGAATAATCCTTACTAGCGAATTGAGCTTTTTCAATACCAGTATAAAGCATAGCAGCAAGACCTTTTTGGAAATCATAATCAAAATCTTTTGATACCAAAGAAAACTTTTTACCATCAGCTCTACAAATAGCAGATTTACCCATGAATAAACATTCAGCAACAGGAATAATACCACCGGCACCACCAAGTGTAGAATTACATCTTGAACTTGCAGTAATAAGTACACCATTATAAAGTAAATCACCAGCTCTAAATATAGGATTCTTTTTACCACGTTCTAATGCATCTCTTTGTGCCTGTTGCATTGCAGAGTTCTGACTAAGGTCATACATTACATCTTCTGGAACAACGAGTATATAAAGTTCCATACCATCTACGACGATAGGATCCATTCTATATGCGCTTCCACCGTTACCAGTTTTAGCGATTACTCTTGTTTTAGCAATAAGTGCTGGAGTAAGTTTACCATTAGTTGCATCAACAGCAGCCAATGCAGTAGCAGCACTAGAACCAACTGTAAATGCAGTAGAGTTCATGTAACATACATTTGTAGGACTTGAATAAGCAGCTGAAAAATGAAGTCTATCTAATTTAGCAACTCCCCATTTTCTAAGCCATTCCTCTTCTTCAGCGGAAACATCAAAGCATGCACGTTTTCTTGTTATAATATTATCTCTTACAGCCTGTCTGTATACTTCGAGTTCAACCTTAAAGTTACCTGTTTCTAATGCAACTTCATTATTCTCTAAAGTATCGGAACCACTAACACCCTCTTCTGATTCAGGGTCAGTACTTGTAAGACCAAAAGTAATTTTATCACCTTGTTCTTTCATAAGATCTTCTTTAATCCAGACCAAAGAGTTCATTTTGTCAGATGAGAATCTACTAAAAAAGGAATCTGCAATCATTCTGTCATATAATTTCTTTTCCCAGAGAGCCTTACGCAATTCATTTGATGTTGATATAGTTGTTATAGCCATTTTTTAATCCTCCTATGGATTTTATCTAATTATTTTAAAGTTTTGAGTAATTTGTCTACCTGTGCTGGAGTTAGTGAGTCGATATCTATATTTGAATAATCCTTACCAACTGTTGCAGGAATATCATTAATAGATTTCTTACCTGCTTTATTAAAATTATCCGTTATGGATTTCTTTGATTTTGTTAGGTCTTCAATTTTCTTTTCTAGTGAAGCTATTTTGAGTGACGCTTCAGCTCTTTTAAATAGATTGAATGTAACCGATGTATCAAAGGAACCTGGATTATTTATAAAAGCATTAATAAACTTATCACCAGCTTCGTCCTGTTTGAGAATCTCAATAACGGCAGTCATATTGGTTTTGTAATCATAATCTTTACCAAGAGTTTCTTCTATAATCCTAATATTGTTTTGGCTTATATCTTGACTCCTGATATTACTAATCCTACTTTCTAATTCCTGACGTTTATTAACATTCTCCTGTATTTTTTTCATGGATTCAATTGGATTTTCAATAGCATCATCATCAGATGGGTCTACTATTTCATTTTTAGATTTCTCTAATTCAGCCAATTGTTTCCGTAAGTCACCTATTTCACTACTTCTTTTACCAATAAATGTATCTTTATCTGCTATTCTTTTATCTTTCTTTTGTAAATGTGCTATTAATTCTTCTTTTGTATAATCATCATATGTTTTATCTTTAGTATTTTCAACTGGTTTAGTATCAGGTTGAACATCATTTTCTTTGGTATCATCATTTTCTTTGGTATCATCATTTTCTTTAGATTCACCTTTTTCAATTTCAGCTATAATTTCATCAACTGATTTATCTTCAGTGTTCTCTATACCAAATTCCGTTAATATATCATCTACACTTGTTTCCTCTACAATGTTATTTTCTTCTGTCATGTTATTAATCCTTCCGAATGATTGGGTTTTGATTATATTACTAATTAATTATACTACAATTTTGAAGAAAGTGTAACATTATGTTTAAATATAATGTTACATCTTCATCTACATATTTTGTTCCAAGTTATTTTTCTTTTCTTAATCTACCTTCATATCTCTGTAATATACCATTTAATTTCTCAATAAAGTCAACTATCATTTTAACTTCTTCATCATCATCAAAAAATGGAATATCATTTCCAGTAACTTCTTCTATCTCATCTCTTATAACTATAGCAATGGCTTCTCTTTCTGCTGGTTCATCAATGAAATCATTAGCACCATCTACTATTTCCCTTAGCAATGCACGTAATAGCTTCGGATCTTTCTTATACTTTTCAATATAACTTTGTATAGTACCGTTGATAACTCTATTCTTGATCTTGTTAAAACTGAATAATGGCATGATTGATCTCCTTTATTATCTTACTTGTTTCATATTATTAGGATTACCTGGAACATTTTGGCTTTGACCTTTTGGCTTGGGTTGGGGTTGTTGCATTTGTTGCTGTATCTGCATTTGTTGATTTCTTTGTATACCCATAATTATTTCATCTTTTTCTGGAATAGGTAAGTTCTTTATTAATAACTCCATCGGAACTGGGATACCTTTACCTGCTAATTCTGATAATAACATATAGTTCTGCATCATTGCTGACTGACTATGCTGGGATAGATCTACAACAACATCATACTTTAATAGATCTATATCTTTTAATTTCTCTATTATATAATCTATTGGTATTTCTTTGAAGTCTTGTTGTTGACCATCTACTGGTAACTGGAATTTATTCTTTGTATAATTATTTTGCAGTATCCTTACTATTCTCTCAGGATCATTGGCATATACCTCCTGCATTAGTTTAATAAGTTGATTACCAAGTTTAACTTTAGCCATATTGAAGTTACTAAATACAATTTCATTTCCAACCATTGCAGATTGTTTCTTTTGCATGATCGCTACACCAGATTGGGAACTACTATCTCCACCAGTACCAAGCATTTCCGGGTTTACATTAGTTATCTGTCTGAATAAACGGATATCTGTTTCTAACATTTGAGCAGCACCAGTAGGAGCAGGGGCCCCTATTTCTAATTGTGGTCTATTGGCTATATTATCAACTCTAAATACACCATTTGGTCTATGAGCATTACGTATAAACTTCTGTCTATCATTATCATTAATAAATGTATTGCTATCATAGAAGTATTTGTTACTACTTGATCCGGATACATTCTGGGATAATTGGCAATGTCTTAGATTTATTTCCTGTTGTGGGAGTTTTGACTGTTCAACCTTACCATAAAATATATTTTTATTATTCCTGATGAACTTATGAACGTAATATGGCGTTACAAAGAAATCAGCGAATTGATCAGATACTAATTCTTTAGCTACTATTTTAGAACCAACAGAAACAACTATCTTAATTCTTTCTATTTTCTTATTCACTATCTTTATATCTTCAATGGTTTTTATCTTTGATATATATTTCTTATAATTACCAAGTTCTAATACTTCATCATCTAATATACCAACTGGAATTGATTTGACTACTTTATCTCTTCTTTCTAATACTAGATATTTATTACCATCTTTCAATGATATATTTAATCCGGGCTCACCACCATTATTATTACCAACTGATATTTCTGAATTAGGTTCCAGACTTCCACCATCTTGTACAACATGAGTACTATCTGATTTTAATATTGAAGAAGATACTGATAATTCATCATCAGTTAAATCAAAATAATCTTTAGCTTCTTGTTTGGTTATCCATTTCTGTATGAATAAATATGGGCAATCTGATAAGTCTTCATTTTTATGTGGACCAAATCTAAATGTTTTCCAGTCAGCCCATTTAATCTTAATATCACCTTTAATATTATCACCATAATCTATATATGGCATGAAGCAACCTCTACCAGCTATAATACCATCTTTAAATACTTTCATTGATTGATACTGTAAATTATTAACACTTGTAACATGTTTTAATAATCTAGTTATAACTGATGCTATTAATTCATCACCTTCTTCACTTGGATATGCTTTGAAATCAGTTTCAGCTTGTAAGAACATTCCCATTAACGTATCTATCATTGGTTGGGTTACATTAATTGATAATACAGGTTTACCCATATCAGTTCTAGCTTTAATAACTTTTTCATCCCATTGCATGTTACCACCGATAACAAATCCTTCTGATTCAACACCGGATTCAATAGAATCTTTCTCTAACTCATCTGCGTCTTGATATTTTTCAAATTGCTGTGACCACTCTTCACCATCATCTAATGTCCATTTTAATTTAGATTCTTTTAATGGCATTAATGTATGTGAGTGCTCTTCAATATCTGGATCAAACATTAATTCAGCAGGTTGATCATTTATAATAACCATAGATTCTTCAGTTGTTATTTCTGATGGCGGTACCAGTTCTGGAAAATGGGAATGTCCATCATCTGTACTAACATATGCTTTACCATTATCTGATATTAATATAATGTGTTCATGGTTGTAATTATCATCTGTAATAAAAAATTGCATTATTAACTCCCTTAGTTATCATACCAAGTATTCTAAACTTGATATCTTTACTATACCATCCAGCTTGGTATGTCATCTTCATTTGAATATGCATCACTTACTGGTTTATACTTACCTATACTCAACCTTTGCGCCAATTGTTCCTTCGTGTAATAGAAACTCAAAATAGTAGCATCACCATAATCTGGGGAACTTATTCCTCTTGAAGCCATATCTTTCTTTGATTCTATTTTAACCTTAAACTTTCCAGAGTTCTGAACACTTACTTTATCTTGTTTTATATCTGTTATTTGACTTATAAATATTTCAGTTTCATTTCTTTCAATTTCTGGATTGATACCAAGAAAACCACTTATTATAGCTTCTCTTAATCTAAACCATAATTGGGCTCTCATATTTAAAAACTCTTCATCAACATTTTTATCTGCAACATTAACTGGTATTATTCTATCTTTATCATATTTTTTAATTATATCATAGAAAACTCCCCCAAGTCCGTTTGTTTCAACAAAGCAATATGTAAAGTTTGGATACCTAGAAAATAATACATCTATTATTTCATCTGCCATTTTAACTGAATCTACTTGATTCTCTGGTTTATAAAACTCATATATATAACTACCTTGCCTTACCGTACAAATTGTATCGCATCCATTAGCACCTGATCTTGATGGATCTACCCCTATAACAATTGGTTCATCTTTATTTGGTACTATTGCAGTTTCTTCATCATATTGTCTATTAATACACCATCTAGCCATATGTATCGGTATAAGTGAATCAGTTGACTCTTTTGGCCATTTTGCTGCTATAGATGTTCTATAGTAATTAGAATTTATACCATATCTTTCTTCGGCTCTTTCTATACTCTCTTTTGATACTATATTTGATTCAGTTGATGGCCAATGTAATTTTATGAACTGTTTACTTAATACTGGATGTTCCTGTGAATCATATGCGTATCCAGATAATACCACTGGGTTGAATATTAATAGTAATATGTTCATTTTACCTGTCATCGTCATTTCTAGAGGTTCAAATACTTCATCAGATATCCCAGTTGCCTCATCGGCTATCAGTGTCATGTAATCATTGTGATAACCTGATAATGCTGATGCATTTTTATTACCAGAAGCTCTAGCTATAACAAATGATTCATATCCATTACCTGAACATTTTACCTTATCATTAGTAACTACATATAATGATTTAATGCAATCATATTTTATCTTTGATATTAATTTTTTAACTTCAGACCAAAGAATGGTACTCAACTGCGTTCCTGTTGGCGCTGTACATACTGATGTACTTGGGAATACCAAAACAAACCATAATATATAAACTGCTATGATGAAATCTTTACCCGCAACCTCTGCCCGACTTGACAGACATGCCCAACTTTGATGCATATTCTTTTTCTATATCAGTTAATGGGACTTTTAGTATATTCTTCTTTATCTTAGATGATATTAACATGTCTATATGTTTTATAAATGTCATCTGTTGTTCTGATACGGTTATATCCATAACATTAGTTACGTATCCCTCAAATGTTGTTATATGTTTTAATATTGATTTATCCACCAAAACCCCCCAAAATATTAGATTCTTTTTTAATAATCATTTATTTTTTACTCAAATCTCTTATCAAATCAACTAATGATTCATTTACATTTTTATCTTTATCTTCTGGAGCTTTTTCAGACCAACCATATTCTTTACCCTGGGTCTTTAATGCAAATATTAAACATGCAGTATCACCTGATAATGCCTTCCTATATAATGTTTCTGATAGATTTGTTAATCTTTCCATCTTGGCTAGTTCCATTACTAAAATTATATCACCATATCTTTTAATATCATTTGGTTTATCACTGGACATTATGTTTTCAGATAAATGTAAACAGTTTAATATAACTCTTTCCTGTATACCGGCGCATGCCATCTTATATATTAATCTTAATTCATTATCAGATATATTTTTACTAACCTTCTTTGGACCGGGTTTTCCCTTGGCATTTAATATGGATCTTATCTTCTTTATATTTATTTCATTTGATATTTTCTTATTTATTACCTTTAATTTTGTTACCTTTAATTTTGTTACCTTTTTATTTTTTGGAGGTGTTATCTTTTTTGCTACCATTAGATTTAACCTCCATCTTACGTGTACTCCTAAGTTTATCTTTATATTCTTTAACCATAAGATTAACTATTTCATATTTAACTTTCTCTTCAACTAATCTATCCAGGTATCTATCTAAACAACATGGACCTATCATTGTATATTCGCTATATACTGGATGGATGAGGTACTTATAAGATGTAGGTACAAATAGTGTTGCCTTTAGTTTATTCAAACAGAAGTCACATATACCACCGGATGATTTAGTTTTCAAATTACATCTTTGGCTATGGGTAAGGTTTTTATTGAACTCAGTTATTAATATGCGTATTTTTTCTTTCATTTGTTATTCCTTCCTAAATGGGTTTTGAATTTATACATATATAACAAGTATATCATATTTTGTTCCAAGTTATTTTGCTATTTATAAAAAAGACCCAATGAAATTAATCACTGGGCCAAATTAATTAAAATATAAATACTAATGTAGTCGGAGTACTACAATGAAACACGATGAATAATTACAACCGAACCTTTATGCTTTCCACCCTTAATATTTATTCTACCATTCTTGACTCTATAATTTGCAACAACACTATTTATATTCCATCCAATATTATCCATATAATAGTTTAAAGGTTCTTTAATACCAACTAAATTATTATTTTTATCAAACATTGTATATAAATATTTGAAGTTTGGATTGTTATCACCAAGCATATGAAGCTTCCTATGTTCTGACTTTGATATCAACTGAAGATTATCTATTATATTATTAGTCTTATTTCCATCTATATGATGTATAAGATATCCCTTTGGAATCTTTTCATTATGATAATGTTCCCATATCAGTCGATGAACCATTGTTGATTTATTATTATAACATATTGATTGATAACCATTTACATAATTAATATTCTTACCCATATAAGTCTTTGCGTCTTTGTTTATTTCGTTCATGTTGTAGTCTCCAATGTTTTATTTATTTGATTTATAAATTAATTATAAATTATCAATACATTAATGTCAATGATATATTTTATTTATTTTCAACTTTATCATAATGAAATGAAAAAAATACATCTATATATTTTGATATTATGTTTTTTATATCATTAATAGTATCTTCTGATACATTATCAATAAAATATAACCCATCGTGTAGACTTAAAAATCTAATACCTGTTATTTTTAGATATACCCAAACATCCTGGAACATTAATGATTCATATCTTTGCATTATCTGGGGGAGTACATACTTACCATTAACATCAACTGGGATAGAAATATCATTAATATCTATTTTTTTAATTGGATCATCTTTGACCTTTTTAATATCATACATGAAACTTTTAAACTTATGATCATATTTATATTCTAGTTTTTTAGCAAGAATACCATACATCTTCCCATATAATAATTGGAATACATATCCTTTATCTTCTTCACCATTATCATCTAACCATTCACCATATATTCTAACCTGTTTATTAATTTTATCTGTAAATACATTATCACCTTTTTTACATTTCAATATATGGCCCAATAATGTAGGCTGGGATTGTTTTAAATCTAAACAATATGATAGGTCCTCTCCATTCAATTTAACCCTGTTACGCATCCATGAAGGAATACTGGATAATATAGAATGATATCTCCATCCAAATGAATCTTTAATAGTTGGGGATATTAACTTTAGATATGGTGTTTTAGAGTTCCAGTTGACCATCTTAGTATAGTTGGCAACATTTTTTATTATAAATTCACCGTATTGTTCATCATCAGATAAGTTTTTAATTGATTTATGATTTTTTAATTTAAATTTTTTAAAACATTTTGGGGTATCAACTCTTTTCCAATATTCTTCTTCAGTTACCGGATCAATTGTTACGTCCATTAAATCCATTGCCATTTGAAGTCTAACATCACTATCATAATTATTAATTATCTCACTTTCAACAACAGCTTTTAATAATTTATAATCTAATATTTTTGTTTCTGGAATTGAATATGCTGTTTCATTCACACTGAATATATTATAATTATGTTTGGAGTTTTCACTAGATACTTTTTCGAAGTTAATATATCCGGCTTTTTTTAATTCCATTAATAATTTTGAATATAATGTATGATTTGATATGTTTGAAAATATATCATACGATATATGAGTGTAACCTTCTTTATACCAATATGGATTCTCAGCCACACCTCTTTTAATTAAATACAAAATATGGGCAGCAATCTTTAATGATCTACCCTTTAAATTTATATTAATATGATTATGGTCGAGTGTTGTTGATATGCTAGATACTATTTCTTCATAGTGTATATTTGATTTTAATCTTTTATATATATTCATTTGATGGGATTTGAAAAATTGTTTCATTGTTATGGCTCCATAATTGTTTTTCCTGATATTAGTTTAAAGGAAACCCAGATGGGAGCAACCCCACCTGGTTCAATTTTGGATAAAATGAAATATCTTCAAACAATATCTAATATAGTTATACCTTTATATTTGATGTTTGTCAATCTATTTATTATCTTTTTTCATTTCTTCCTGTAAAAACAATCTCATGATCACTGATTTGCTTAGACCTCTATCCTTTGATAACTTATTTAGAAAATCCATTTCATCTTGTTTCATGTACATCGTGAATGTTCTTTCATGTTTAACCATATATATCCTCCTTTATATTTGCATAACCATTATTTTCCATTAAATTTGCATAACCACTATTATCTGGGGTATAATCTTGGTTTTCATATTTTAACCATTTATATGACTTATCATCATTCCTAGTGAGAAAAAACGTATCTGGGGATTGCCTTTGTTGACCAAAATTCAAAGATGCACCACATCCACGGCATATTATCTTTATATATTTATATCCTTCAGATTCTGTTATATATGCCTTTAGATATAAATCATCAGATTTACAACACCCACATTCTTTAACATCATAAAAACTAAGCTTCTGGGATTCCATCTGTACTTCCCATAAATCCTTACCTTCAACTTGGAATGTATGAGTTTCTCTACCAATACGTTTTATTATTAATTTTTTCATATAATACCTCTTTCAATTGGTTTTAATTATAAATTAATTATACATTATATATGAGGTAAAGTCAAATACTATTTTTTATACACAAGTGATTCGCTATATCCATTGATGCGTATAGGGTTTTCAGCGTTTAGTGGAGTATATGATATAGGATATATATATTTACATGATTAATTAATTGGAAATGGGAAATGATAGGATATATATATTTACATGATTAATTAATTGGAATGGGGAATGATAGGATTATATATTTATATGAATTACGGATGCGTTTAACAAAATATTGGGGACTTGTACTGAAGAATATCTGTAAATATACATTACCATTATTATTATTGGATGTATTCCCATCCATCTCACCTTTACCATTTATTATTATTTAGGGTCATGCGTTGGATAATATATGTTTTCATATCCATTGGCATTTCATTTAATTTGGTAGTTAATATTTTCATATGACTTTCGGATAGTGTTCCTTTTATCTTATTAACTGTTCCAGCTAGTACTTGTAAATTATTAATATCATTGGTCCCACCTTTTGAAATTGGGATTATATGATCTATATTAAAGTTCTTATCATCTATTACATATTCATTCATATACACGTCAGGTTTAAATATATTATTATAGATTACTTGTCTTAGTTCATTGATGTCTA